AAAAATTATTTGACTCTCTTTAAGTCAACTCTACCGCTGTCCATCGCGGTAGGAAAAAACCTGAATATATAGCAATATAAATATGCAAAATATATATATAGTATTATTATTACCGAGATGGCGCAAAAAACTTCATAAAGAAGCGAGCCGCCGTTCAGCTCTAAGCAGTTATCGTAGGATAACCACTATAAATGTAGACTGAGGGCACGTTCAAAAAGAACATGCACGAGTAGTCAACTCCAGTGTTAAAATAATATTTAAAACCGAAGTTAGAAGCTCTATCTGTAGCACCTGTATCGTGCTCCTGAGAGAAAGTATTATTAAAAATTACGGAATCGTAATTGGTTTCATCAGCTGCAGTTCCATGCATGCGGAATACGGGATTCGTATTTGTAAATCTATATATGGAATAGAATGGAATATTAGCAGCATTGCCTGTATTCGTTCTTGCATTGGTTAAAGAAGTACCAGTGCAACCACTTGTATCATATTGAAGTACCTGGAAAGCTTGTGCATTACTCACTCCAGGAGGGACCCAATTAGTAACAGCTTTATAATAAACTTTGCTCCTCACTCGAGTCGATCGAGTGATGCGCATCGAACATGGAACTGTGGTAATGGCATCTTGATGCCAATCGACAGAACCACGATGCCCAACATAGCACGCGGAGAAATGATTAAAATAAGTCTGTTTAACTGGATTAAAACCTCCACCAGTACCAGCTGATATTGTGGCGGCAGTAGCAAATCCGTTAGGATCGTATCCATAACACAATGGATAACGAGGCATACAAGACCAAAGTTGTACCATTTGACCATCTGTATATGTATCAGAATCCATGATGACATGCGTTAGGGTAGTACGTTGCAATAAAGCTCGGATCGACCCAATCTTCTCACCCATATAGACGGCAGCATCTTCAACAGTGGATGTGCCATCATTAAACATATGGCAAGTAGCCAAATCATCAGGGATCACATCTTCAGACTGTGGTTCAAAGAAAGATTGATTTACATTCAAATCTTTAGGTTTAGCAAATTCAGCATTCTCTGCCATACGAAATGAAACAACTACGCCGATATCGTTTGATGCCGATAAACTAGTCTGTTCCGTCTCAACACGCATTGTAATGAGACCATTATCATAAGTGTCTGCACGACTAGGACATGTAGTATGACCAAATTGGTTCGTAGTACTCTCATGTATGGTATTACACCAAGCTGTCCGCTGCTTGTAAGGAATTCTAAACTCAACAACAGTATCTTGCTCAATATCAACAATGTTGTTATAATTTGTTGCGTAAGTATCTGAAGTAGTAAGCAAATCGTTGGAATACGGATCGTAAGAAATACGAACACGACCACGATGAAAAGAACTCTTAACAAACTTAAATGTAAAAATACAATCTCCCCTCCAACATTGAAACGCTTCTGCCACATGTGCAGCAGGAGTACGAGCTTGTCTTATTTGACCACCCGACAATATGGCAGTATTGATAGCAATGTTTGGTGTAACTCTACTACAAAACAGTAGAGAACCCTTCGTATCCGTAGCGGTCCAGTTATAAGTACCAATGATACTATTTCTCGTAACTATGTGAGAAATAGCCATTTCATCGTGACTTGTACCACCTAATATGCGTGGATCTATTGACAATTCTTGCTTAGGATCGAGGGTCAATCTATCAATTGGGGTTGAAGTCTCTGTTGATGAGAAAGCATGAAAAGGCATATTCTTAACTGGTTTAGATGATTCTATGATGGGAATCTTGGAATATCCAAAAATTTTCGCAATAGCAGATATAGCTGAAGCTCCAATTTGAGTAGCCATGGCAAACGGACGAATAATTGGAGGTAAGAAAGGATTCAGGGCCCCTGCAGCATCAGCTACTGCAGTAGCAGGTCCAGAAATAGTCCCATCTGGATCTTCAAATTCATCAGCTTGCGCAGCAAGTTGTAAGGATGGTCCTGATACTCTGACATCAACTGCCCGAGCATAAATTGTGATGTTAACATCGGTTCCTACAACAGCATTATTATTGGTGAGATCAAAAATTGTATCATAATGCAATTGTCCCATACGACCAAGATCATAATTAACACCACACGCAATCCAATTAGAATAATTGATATATGGCAGTAACATAGTACCACCTTGATTGGTTTGTGGGTAAACATGAACAGGAGATCGTTGAGACTTTAATAGAATCAATTCATCACCAGTAGCCCCGGAGGCTATTTTTCCCGGTTCGAAATCGTACATTGGTTGATACGAAAACATGAGATCACCGTAATATCCTGGTGCTCCATTAATCTTAAACGTTAATTCCAAATTGCAAGCTAAGAAAGCATAATTATCCAACTTCTTTTTAATTGCAGCATTATTAAAAAACAATTGCCAGGGTAAAAGAGTACCCGACAATGGAGTTCCCAATGCCCACGTCAGAGTAGCAATTTCGACTGATCGTTCTAAAAAATCAGCCAAATCAGTATCTGCAGTATAATTGTCATAAAAGGTTGAATCAGTGATCGGATCAAAGACCATCTTATTGCCTTGGTTATCATCAACAAAAGTCATGATTTGATTTTTGGTGGTACCAGATCCACCTAAGGTAATTATTTTTCTTGTGTTACTGAGACATTTACTTCACTTTATACATCGACTCAAACATATATAGCTATTCCATTGTTCTGTAGTCCAACTGGCTACACCTCTAAATAGAGACTTCGAGGAACGCTCACGTGGGAAAATGTGCCACCCACTCTCTGGAAATCATTATACAATGGAAACTACGGATTTCCAGCAGTAACTATGACACACTAGCGTTTTTTGGTTTAAAGGACATATTCGCCAAAAGCCCCATTAGGAACATCTATGAAGCCATTGTGGTCCCGACCACAACAAGCATTCTGGCTAAATTCATCCACTTCTATATAATAAACAACACTTAGAAATGGAATTACATACAAACAAATACCTAACTCATTTTTGTACCTGACTATCTTATTAAAATTTTGTCTCAAAATGTGTTGATCAATACCCCACAACAATGGTGGAATATCGTCAATAATTGGACAAAATACATGCCACATATTTCCACTATCACATCTATAACGCTTAAGAGTCATGCCAATCTCAAGCGAAACTGAGCAAATCTCACGTACATCATTTATTAATGAAGGTGATGACAAACCGAAACAACATGAACAAGAGAATGATTGAATAGCTGTAGGACTAGTGACAGCAGGACCGATGGTAACTGCTTCGATTTCTATTTCCTGATCAGTATCATCTTCTAATTCATTTTCAGCTAAGACCATGCGTTCAAACTCCTCTAGATCATAGTTATCTATATGAATATCTTCTGCTTGGGCTTTGAGATCCAATCGAGTAGCTAATAACATTTTTGAGGACTCCCAAAATTCTTCATACAATTGATCCCACGTTGGAAATGTGGAATCTTGTACCCAGAATTGCAAAGAATGAGATCGCACGTACAATTTTAATACTGCAGACATCTCCTGGAATTTATCCTTGCCGTGAAAGAAATATTCCCTTACTGCACTCGATACTATAGAAATCATTTGCTCTTCATCAGAGATGGTTTTACTTTGTACTATCATCATTAAAGATTTAATGATACTTGTTTCATCTAGGGGAGCTACAAATGCTCCTACATCGGTATCATATCGCCATTTCCGCTTAAGGAAGTCAGCATCCTTGATATCAATGAAAGGAATACTCTCAGCCTCCTTATCAGCCATAGTATAAATGATACCATAAGTATATAGTGCCTCAGCTAAAGAAGTATGATTAAATTCCTTCTTAAGTAGACTCACTGACATGATATTGTCATCCCCATATGTCAACAAACTTACATTGTCTCTAAATGATGAAACGTCGCCTATGACATGTTTATATCCTATCCTAACATACATACTATTAACTAAACTATTTATGATAACAGTCAAAGGGTGCCCACTAGGATTAGATCCATAAAATTGAACAAGATCTCCATTAAAGTCAATCAAGGGAAAAGCAGTATCTTCTGCTATGCATCGCATTGCACGTAATTGTTTTGCTGTATAATTCCCGCTAGTTTCGCATAAATCTATTAATATATCAAAAGCAGCAAGTATCAGCTGAGCGCTCATTCGTTTATCAAATGATTTATAATCGCCGGCGATGATTCTTGATTTGCCATGCTTTGTGACATACTTATATACTTCACCCCATTCAGTAGATTGGGATACGGTACCAACAGCAGTCTCAAATGCGAATTTATTATTTTGTATACAACGAATGCATGATAAAAAATATTTGCGAACAACTATTGTCCAGTCCATTGGTGAACCAGTAAAAACTCTTGTTTTACCTGATTCAGCCTTCGCAAAGGATACAGCTTCATCCTTAAGGTTGCCACAGAAATTTGGATGATATCTCTGGCCTCGACCATAGATATCCTCAATTTCTTCAATTCTATTTTTCATTTCTTCCACAACTTCAACTGGATCTTGCAATCCGGATTCAGGTGGGATACTTGATAAAAAATATCTCTTGGATTTTTTCCATGGATTTCCAGCAGAAGTATTCCTATTTAACTTATCAACATAAGAAACTCCAGCTGCTCCATTCACAGCAGTGAATGTATCATAAGGCTCCAAAAGATTCAATTGATTTGGACACAATCTACTTTTGATGGTTTCCAACAAATCCTTCTTCACTTCATCTATTAGATCTTGTTTGAAAGAAATAGGACGTACCATGTCCTTAGCGGCAATATTCCACGGCCGCCATCCGGACATAACTGGTTTTGTAAATTCACACACGTAACCATCCGCTTTCATTTTATCATGGAAAATTGATTTTTTAACATTAGATTTGTGACTCACCTTGAAACCTGCAAAGGATCCGTAAACATCAGCAACACCTTCTTCCATATATCTCATAACAGACTTCTTATGCAAACTAGCTAATTCACGTTGAGCAGAAGTACTAGAATAAGGTATGCGACAACCACTTTCTACGTCGACTTCATTCGGTGTAATAGGAAGCGCAAATATGTGTTTGGCAGCATTACCATATCCATGTAAACCTAAAAGAACTGGTCCAGAATTGGTAACGCCAATCAAAACACCACCACAATCACCATACTGAGTTAATTGGTGTGATGTTCCTCGGCGCGCCATACAAGACACATCATTTATCTTGAGATGCTCATTACGAATACGATCTACATGGATTATCCGAACGGAAGAATCTTTGTCCCGAAATACATAAAAACCATTACAATTAATTTTCATTTCTGGGGGAACGATCCAATCGTTCAAATCTCGACGTGGAGGAAGATTCATAAGTGTTAAATACGCTATATCACCAGCAACATCACGAGCTATCTGACTCTCAGAGATGGAAAAATTCACAGATGAATTTAAGCCTTGAGAAAAATCGCTCTTATAAACACAAATATTCGTATGGGTTAAAGGAATAGAGTGATTAGTGGTAGCATAGCGGTGGCCGCCCAAAGCAAACAAATTCGCTTTCTTATAAGCAATTTCTCCGTTATCTTTCGTATATTGGATCACAATAACAAACAAATTATTAGAAATAATTTTTGCAATTTGATCCACACTCTGACCCTTCATTGAGATCGTTCTACGTGGCAAATCAAAATCCGACAATTTAAAATCATTTTTCATCCACACATTGGGTCGTTCTTCATTAGATGGTTGAACACGAACTTCCGAACCTAGAGTTTGAGCCTCGAATTTCTCCTTCTTAAAGAACTTTTTATATGCATATATGATCGAAAGACCTGCCAAGATGACAGTAACCCTTGAAGTGTCAGTAGACCCCTCAATTGACTGTCTGACACGTTGACCAAGATCTACAAATAAATTTCGCCCATCTACTCTATAACCCATGTACGCACGATAAATGCGCCAACGAATTATAGCAGGTCGAAATAATCTACGCAAATTAATTAGATTCTGAAAAAATCGAACTACAACAAATTGTTGGTACCAATTTAAAAGAAAGTTCATCACACTAAACAAATGGTAACAATTCGTGTAAACGAAATTTTCGGCTTGTGCACTAAGACACATGTATGTTGGAATACGACAGCATTCACACAACTTGGTATTTCTAATATTCGATATACTATTTACGACCTTATTCTGATTACCATGATGTGCATCAATAGCATCTCCAAGCCAAATGAGAAAATCTCTTATACCAATATTCCCATGTATCACCTCAAATGTTGCAGGCATCTGTTGCGTACGATGCGGCTCTACCGGACGTGGAATGACTTTACTAATGGTAAAATCCCACAAATCTGGGTACGTGGCATCAGCAGTAGGTGGAACCTTAGACGAATCTAAAGTATTATCTGTCATATAAATCGCTTTGGGACGACAATCTATTACATATGGAAATCTACGCTGAATGGCAGAAGGACATGAGAAATAATGGAATGTATTCAAATGTTTAGTATTAGTAGAACCTATTACTAGCTCTGCTCGTACAGGTGTTTTACCTTTATCATCCAAAGAGGCTTGATCAGGACAAAAAGGAACAGAATTGACAACTTGAAGCAATTCGTTGACAGATTGATCGACTCCTTGAGCCGCATTTGGAGACAAGAAAGCAACATCGTCAAAAACAATAGTGTGCATCCATGACTTGAAACCAGTCCAAAATTGTGAAAAAGGAGAACGCGTAAACTTAAATTTATCTTCAGTTGATAATCCTCGTCTCAAAGCATGATAGTGGTAAATGATTTCCATGACAGTTGATTTGCCGACACCAGAATCACCATTGATAATTACAGAGAAAGGTGCCTGACGCGACTCACGACATTTAGCATTACACAAAACATCACACTTAACAGATTCGAGATCATTCAATAATTTCCTAACAAAACGCATTTCATTTTTATCTAAAACATTACTATATTTTTTAATAGAATGTCCTTTCTCGATAGCTGAATCTAATCTGGCCATATACGAAGATTCGGTTATACCTAAAGCTTCTGGATCATTAAGATAAATCCGCCGTTGATATAAAAATTCAACTTCATCATACCAATCTCCATATGTATCTCCAGAATGAAATAATGGATCCAAAGAACCTTTCTTAACAGCCTGCACGCCTTTCGTTGCTAAAAATCGAATAGTGTCAATTACTAGCAAGAAAAAATCCTCACATATAGGGTATTTCCTTCGCATAATATCCTTTTCCAAAATAGTATAATTGAAATTATCTAGAGACAAACCAAGCGGTTTCAATATATTAAGAGTAAGACAGTAACAAAATATCTTGTACATACTCTTAAATAATTTTGAGTTTCGAACCTGCTTGTATTCATCTACATATTCACCTAATTTGGATATATCACCAACATCCAACGCTTGAGCATTTAAATTATACTCAGGATTTATTTCATCCTCATTATGCGCAATGTCAAAATCGGACAAAAATGTGGAAAGAACTTTACCAAAAACAGATTTATACAATATACCGGTCATCGATGTTTTTAATGTCGATCGTATAAACGTGCCGATGGGTATGGCGAAATCAACCAGCGTATAAGCCTCTCTTCGCAATTTCTTATTTTGTACACGAGTACTTATATCATTCAACAAAGCATGGAAATTTTCTAACATATACAATAATCTCTCCACTTCTGGTGATATAGTATAATCTTCCACTTGTGGGAATAATTTATAAACACTATTGGGATTTAAATCTTCCGACTGAGGGAAAAACATATCTGGATCAATATCGTACAGAGCTTGGGCGTCAAAATCTTCATTTTCCATATCCCATTCTTCCTGATGATTATCATCAATATCTGGCAAAGAATTCAACCAGAATGTTGATGATGTCATTGAGGACAAATCAGAAATGTAGTCACTTGAGTCATCAGAATCCATATCCTCATCTGAATCAGTCTCATAACTTGGAAAACCAATACTCACTATATCAACTAATTCAGATAGATCTAAATCATCCCATTCATCAACGGAATATTCTTCATCAGAAGAAGATTGATATAATACAGAATAATAATTGTCTGCAAGGGGAATAGGTTCTAAAGTGTGATTAGAGTCTGTCGAGTACCAAAATCTATAAGCATCGGCTTCATGATCTCTATATTCACACACATTATTAGTCATATAATCACTATAAGTAGTGACACCCATATCAAAACGATATAACATCTCTGGGAGAACAAATTTTTTAAAATGGTAAAATACACTAAACTCACTAAATTTACAATCACTCAAAAAACTATATTTACACACAGTAAATTTAATACTATCACGATAATAAAACACAGAATTGAGAAAATCACTCTCCTCAACAGATAGTGGTGAGAGAATCTCATTAAAACGGGATACATCGAACACCCGTTCATTAATGATATCTCTGACCGATTGGTCTACAACCATCAGGGATTTGCCATCACCCCTAATGGTAAACTTATTGTTTGCAAGTAAAGTATACCGGTCCCTATGACATACTCAAACCATAGGGCGGTTGGATACTAGGTCTATTTATTCTTACGCGGCTCCAGAGCCTAAATAGTCTCTCCGCGCTACTAGTCGTACCAAACCTACTGAAAACATTTCTCGCCACGGGTGTATCAAGCCCTTGGACACAATGAGTTCAAAATAATCTGGCTAGCATCACCGTCAAATTTTCCATAAATATCCTTCTCAAATATGTTCTCTGTTGGAACAACTCCCATATCGAGATTCGATAGCACTGGCATAGCGTTGGGGCCCTTATCGGGTTATCCCGGTGCTATGTGCGACTACAACTATCTCTCAATTCGATTCGAGAAATCAAAATACTTCCAAAATGGGGTACATTTTAAACATATAATACAACACAATTACGCAAAGTGGTTTAACATTAAATGGGGGGTAAGTTGAAATTTGGTTATCGATCTATAAATGGAGTGACCATAACCGGACTACCTTAGAACAAAGTTAGGTAGCTTACTCCAATTATGCATAAACTTTTGACAAACGTCACATTATACATGATTTTGAATGTGCTAATTTCACATCCAATGTTACTAGACAAAATGTGATGATAATGATAAATGTTGGTTCATATAGCAATAGAGGAACAAAAGTCGCTCTATTGGATACAAAGCAATAAATATATAATCATCACAAAATGCAGAAGAAATAACAAAAAACCTGCATAACATAAAATGCGTGGGGAAATCCCAC